ACATCATCAATAAAATTAATTGCGAACGGTACGTTTTCAGATGCTGCGGAAGACTCAAGCTGAATTGCATTTCCAATTTCAACATTGTCACGGAATAGGTTAAGTCTTAGCCAAGATCCAGCAGATGCGTTTGCGCCCTCACCAGTTACAGAAATTTGTACTGGTGCACCAGTAGTCGTAATGCTTAAATCAACGATTGCATTTGGGGCAGACGATATAACCTGCTGTGTTCCAACAACCTGTACATAGTTTAGAGCGGCACCACCATTATTTGATGAGCCGCTGCCTTGTGAAAATCTAGCCATTAGTTACCACTCTCCAGGTTCGTTTTAAGAACTGCCACCAAGGTCTCGTCAGCATCTGCAATAGCATAAAGTGCATCTTTACCAGGAAGCTCGAAAGAAATAGCAAGTCCAGGGCTTAGGCGGAATCCGAAGTTTTCAGGATTAACGCCCTCGCCACCAATGTAAACAAAGTCTTCATCACTGACGTTTTGAATAGTAATATCCATACCAGAATGGATTCCTTCTGGGGTTAGGCGGGTAGCGGTCGATGCGCTAAGTGGGGTTAGGGAATGTATAGTCATACCATAATTATACTAGACTATTTAATTATTGTTAGAGATTTTAGCTTTTATTAGCTTGCATCTGCTTTCCAATGTAGGTAGGATCTGATGTATACTGCTCCATATGCAAAGGCAGAAACAATAAAGCCATACTGCTCTGTGATGATAGCGTAAGCAATCCAAACAACTTCATTAAACAATAGCACAAACCATCCCCAAAGGGTTTTTCTGCCAACAAAATAGATTCCAGCAACGCCTATGACGGCAAGCACCCACGACCAATATTCCATCTAAAAAGTGTATCAGTTTTAGGGGGTATTGTCAAGCACCATCTTAATCAATTTATCCCCCATAATCTCTATGGTCTGACCATTAACAGTAATAGTATAAAGTCTATCTGGGAATATGAGGTATCTAAATTTGTGCATACACCATTCTATCACTAATAGTGGTATATAATATCAACATGTTTTGTTTCATATGCCAAGAGGAAATGACTCCGCTAAATGATGGAGTATTCTATTGCTCTTACTGCCAATATTATGAGGATCTTAATCTTATAGAAGATTAGACTTGCCATCTACCCCAACTTTTGCTATACTTTAGTTAATAAAACTAAGGAGAAACATGAAGCCCCATATTGCACTTATAGCTATTCTTTCGGTGCTTTCGTCTGTTGCAATTGTCGATGCCTCAGCCCTGCTTAAACCAAAAAAGCCAGAAGTAATTATTCAGACTGTTGTTCATGTTGAGGGTAATCCATTGCTTGATAAATATGGAATAGAAAAAAGATCTGGATATAAAAGAAGCGAGCAGCTAACTAAAAAAGAACTAAAGTCTTTGCTGCATGCTGTGGGTTTTCGGGGAGACAGGCTAAAGCAAGCATGGGCTGTAGCAATGAAGGAATCTACTGGCAGACCAAGATCCCACAATGACAATCCTGTAACTGGAGATAACTCTTATGGACTATTTCAAATCAATATGATTGATAGCCTTGGGCCAGCAAGAAGAGAGCAGTTTAATCTTAAATCCAATAAGGATCTTTTTGACCCAGTTCGTAATGCCGAGATAGCATTCTTTATGTCAAATAAGGGAAAGAACTGGTCTTCCTGGAACGGTATTAATGACAGGACTATTTACTGGATGTCCAAGTTCCCAGAGAAGTCTTGACTTTTACAGTAATCTGCTGTAGAATATAGCTATGGACAGAAACGATGCTTTGCAAAAGCTTATTGAAGAAATTGTAGAAGATGACACGTTCGACGATGACAGCTTCTTAGATGATGATGATTTAGCAGACTTTAATCTTGGATACCAAGCTGGCACCTTAGACGAGCGGGATAGAATTTTGCGGGATATCCAGAAGCTAGAGGATCAATCCCATGCAACAAGAACACCACTATACCAAGATACGATATTTGACAAGATGAGGGCAATCATCAATGGCTAAGATGGCAAGTCTTCATGCTGAGGGCTACACGGATGCAGATTTAGAAGAGACAGAGATTCTGCAAGAAGTCTTATTAGACTAAAGTCTAAAGACCGTGCTATAATAGCTCTATGGAAATTAAGCAGACTATACTCAACCCCTTTGGAGACAGGGAAGAGTCTTCAGCAAATGGCAGCCCCTGGTCTATGGGTGGTGGAGTTATTGGAAGCTCAGGCCCAGTAGAAAGTGTTAATGTTCCAATGCTAATTGGCCTTACTGCCTCACAAGCTTGGGAAGCACTTGAGAGTGTTGGTCTGATTCCTAGACCAAGTACAAGAACTGACGGGGCAACTGAGGGTAATGATGGCACGGTAGCCTCACAGGACCCACTAACTAATACTTTGGTAAATGTTGGAAGCACAGTTTCGTATGCTATTTTTACGTATGTCGGGCCAGATCTAGCCACCGTTCCAAACATTGTTGGTCTTACTCAACAGCAGGCAGAAACCGCAATATACAACGCTGGCCTAAATGTTGATGTTGTGTCTACAAGTATTGAAGGAGCAACTGGTTCTAACTGGGGGTCTGTAAAGGAACAAACTCCAGTAGCGGGAACTGAAGTGGCTCAGGGTTCAGGTGTAAGTTTTGTAACATACCAATACGAATCCACAGCAACTACTGGTTCAATTGCATACTTAACACGAAATGCATCATCAGAATTGGGATGGAGCTTAAATGGTGACCAAGCAATTATGTACGTATCTGGACGTGAGAACTGGCCAGCTACTGGTTCAAACATTAATGTTTCTGGCACTATGGCACCTGAATACAACAGCAGGTATATAGTTGAAGAATCGGCTCCTACTTCACTTACAGGATTTCCCTTCACTGCTCTTAAGGTAACTTTTGCTGAAGGAGGAAGTTTTGAGGCACTCAACTCCCCAGGTGGTACTTGGACAAAAGCTCCTACTGCAGGAGTAGTGATTTCGCCAACTAGTTCTTGGTGGTCACAGGGAGGCACTACGCACATTGAGAACGTAGACTCAACTACAGCTTCCACTATTATTAACGGTGTGGCTGGTTATCCTGGACCTTGGAATATTCTTGGTAATACCTATGAAATTATTAATTCAGCCAGCTATGACTCAGGAACTTCGGTTTTGACGCTAAACTCTGGAAATCCATTCTTTGGTTCCGAAAACAACCGAGGAGAAACCTCCACCACCTATCCAGTGGGAGACCCAGTTATTACCTGGGAAATATGGCAACCAATATCTGTAGAAGTAATATATTTTTAAAAGTTCGGGCGCAAAAGCTCGGCGGTAAATAGAGATCCCTACAAGTGCAAGCACTTGACATTCTCTACCATCCCAGATATAATTGATCTATGGGAATGAAGAAAATAACAAAACAGATCGAAAAATACGCTAACAAACACTATGCAAATGGATACAGTGCTGGGTTTGCGGACTACAGGGATACCTATGCTGACCAGAACTTTATCGATGGTTCTGAGGCTGAGCAAGAACGGATCCAGACTGTCCTAGACATGCATATCCAGTGGGCCATGGAATCTGGCAAGGGTAGCGAAGTAATAATGCTTAACAGGATTAAGGAAGTAATCGTCCCTATCGTAATAACTGAAGATGACGAGGATACTTTCTGATGTTTGCTACCGCTAAGACAGACACGTTTATTAATCTAATGAGTGATCCAGAAGCTGAGATTGCCATCCCCAAGGGCAAATGGATGTTCCACATCACATCCCCAAACCAGGTCAAATACCTAGAGCTAGGAGAGATAGCTGTTTGGGATAGGACCACTGGTGGGGTATGCTATGGGTATGCTAAGGACTGGGAGATAGAATGATTAAGTTCGAACACAATAGCCTAGTATTAGATTCTTCCCATAGCAAAGAAGATCAGAAGGCAGTTAATGATTTTATCGAATATAAGCTTCAGCAGGAAAGGGAACAACTGCTAGCAAAATTTTCGGGGAATCAGGAAAGACCATCATAATCCCCTATAGAAAGAATAACCCTATATGGACATAATAGGAAATATCCTGATAGCCTTGGCTAGCTTTATAGGAGCATATCTGGCTTCGTCCTATTTGAGGAAATAGCCCCATAGCCCCATATCAGCTGATCTAAATACCCCCAAAGTTATACACAGGTTTGATAAGTTATCCCCATATTTGGATAGTTATACACAGAGTTTTCCACAAATAAATCTTACTGATTAATAAGCTTAATAGAGTTGTTGTGGTTTGTAATGGATGATAGTGGAGATTAGAGCAAATGTCTATCTATCCTCGTAATGATTTTTTATCAAACCCCAAACCCCCATATCTTTCAAACCCCATATCCCCATATCCCCAAACCTTCATATCCGATCAAATGGTATTGTATATAGGGGTATTTTGTGTCAGGAAAGTGGTCTAAATACCCTTGAATTTTATGTAAAACTATCCTATTTCTTATCCAAACCTTTCCAAACCTTTTATATTTTTTATAAAACCTTAAAACTTTCAGCGATTTTTTGGAAGAGGTTCTTAATGTCTTTTTATGGGGGGTAATTTGTATCATCGTAATACCCTGCGGCTTCGCCGCTATTTTTCCAGGGGTATTCAAACCTTGATCGTAATACTATATACAAGAAAGAGTATTATATACTATATGGCAGATAATGTCAATACCCAAAATACCCCAAACCTATATATCTGATAATCCTATTTGACATTGTTTCGGGGTATTTATAAATAGGATCATAATCCCTATAAGTAGATATAACGTTTCACGTGAAACATATAAACTTTCAGCGATTTTTTTGATAAGGATCGTAAAGGTTTTTATATATAGGGTTTGATAGAATGGTTTGGTCAAGGATGGGTACCTTGATTTTTGAGTACCCCCATTTCTGGGGCAGGCTTACAGAGAAGAGCCTAGCAGGTCATCAAGAGTTTCAAAACCAGTATCTTCTGGAATCTCTAATGCGGCAAGTAGCAAATCAAAAGTTTCATTGACAAACTGTTCTGCCATTGGTTTTGATGATACAATGTTAGTAGAGATAGCGTAGGCAATCGGTAGCCCCAAGTCATTGTATTCCCTGAAGTCTACAAACTCCTCGTCATCCCGATAGTCCATCCATAGGTCTGCCAAGATAGCACATTTGTTTTCAAAGCTTGTCATTCATACTCCTAGAATAGTGGCTCGTGTGTTCGTCTGATGATGTTGTTTTCCATTTCGTGTTCCGCTGATTCCGTGATGATTAGAAGTCGGTTGTAAGTTGTCTTAGGAACCATACGGGCTAAGTGAACTCCAACTTGGTCTAGGTCTGTTCGGTGGTCTGCGATAAGGTTAGCAATTTGTTCTGCCAACTTTTCTTCTTTTGTGATTCTCGGTAATCGTCTCAAGTTATTCTCCTAAAGTCCATTGTATCAAAAATAGAGGGGGAACACAAGTAAGAAAGGATAAGAACCTGTGCTCCCCCCAGGGTGTGTATACGGAAACCCCTTAACGTATACCCACTACCCACCTTAGCGGTGGTCTGGCTAATGCAGATATGATCGATGCACTAGCGAGTCTGTAACTCATCAAAATAGGACATCCTCCTTGTATTTGGGAAGACATTCGAATACCATCTTCAGGCGGTCACTTAGCTGGTCCCACTTTTCAAATGCGAACCCCTCTAGGCCATACCATACGTCTGGCTCACTAAAGTATGGGTCATCTCTAATAAGACTGTCATACTCATCCTGGGTCAACTCTATGGGAGCAGTAACTTCTTCGATGTTGCTGTTTTCGTATTCGTAGACATGTATATACCATGGGCCCATGTGCCGATATTCGCCATCTGCGTCTAGGTCCTCCAGCTGGTAGATGTTTAGGTCATAGACAAAAGCAGTCTTGTCCTTGTTCTTGTTTCTAGTCTCCAACGTATTTAGTGACATACCCATACCCTTCGCATTCTTGACAGCTGGCATCGCCAAACTCTCCGTCGTTATCTTCTCTATCTTCGTCATAGCACTCACATTCTTCCTCAACAGAAATCAAGACATAGTCGTCCTCATTTTCCCAAGGTATCTCTGTGATGTAATAGTGTAATCTATTTACATAAGCAAACCCAGCAACGACTAGGTCAGACATGTCTCCTTGGATGTTAGTCCAAACATGCCTAGGGTCTTGCTTCTGTACAAACTCCAGCTCTTCCCCATAGGTTTCAAAGATTATCTCTTCGTGCTGTGGGTCTCTAAATGGATTCTTGATAGGCTTGAACTTGGCTTCCCATTCGTGCCAGCCCTGATACTCTGTGTATGTCATCTGTTATCAGCCTGAGTGTCATTGCCGTCTTTGTCAAACGGATAAGGATTGCCGTGTAGCTGTTTCCAAACCTCGTGGTATGCTTTTAGGTTTTGTTCCAATTGCTCTGTTTCGTAGATAGCATAAGATAGGTAGTCATCATACTCGTCATCATTTTCAGCGCTGTTGGCATAATCAACAATTATGTCCCACTGCTCATCTGTAAAGTATTTGTTATAGTTTTCTTCTATCCAAGCTCTAGAGTAATTCTCAAATTTGTCGCCACCGACAAACTGCTCTGCTTTATTTACCATTGGGGTTCTCCTTTGTTTCTTCTATCTTACCACTACCCACGGACATTATCAAGTGTAGTTGTGCCTTGATCATATTTACGTCATCATTGGTAAGGTTATCTCTTAGGAACTGAACATCTTTTGCCAAGTCCCCAGAGACATACCTAGTATCAATATTCATTTTATTAGTCTAGCTCCACTAGGTTGCCAGCTCCGTCATCAACCAATCCAGTTGCGATTAGAATCTCTCCGTTGGTGTGTTCTTCTCCAAATACAGCATTTGGTAGAATAGCCAAGATTTGGCTCATCAATTCGTCCATTGTCATTTTTCTCTCCTTTCTAAAAGTGAAAGTCCACAGGAACAATATACCAGTTTTTGTTGCCTTTGTCAATCTTGTCAAACATGTGTTCTGGATTAGTGCTGTCATGTTCAATATCAAAGAAATAGGCGTTGTAGTCCCACTTACCCTGAATCATGTCAATCATTTTCGCAAGGGGATATAGCTCATAGTCATACTGCATATTGCCATTATAGCTATCTAACTTATTAGTCAAGTCAATGCCCCTTTTCTCAAAATCTGTGCGGTAAACGTTGAACTCTTCCTTACGACTGCTAATCATATCAGTGATAGTTTCTTTATACTTCTCTGGTTCTTTTTCATAAGAGATAATATGATTAGGCGAAGAGGCATATGGGTCTCCGTCTACAAACCTACCACCACCAATTACAAACCAGTCATACCAAGATAGGTATTGGTCTTGTCCACCCATTTCATCTTGCAATTTACTTTCAACAAGCTGCATGGCTTCGTCATCACTATCTGTCTGAACTGCTATGTATTGCAATACGTGCATTACACTCTCTTTCCTTTGTATAGGTCTACGCCTAGTCCTTTGTTTACTACCTTCCCGCAATGAATGCAGGCTCCATAGCTAAAGTAATGCATATGCTTACTCATCTGCTTCTCCTACCCAATACTCTCCAGTAAAGTTGTATGTGCTTACTTCTCTTGCATACTCCCAAAGACTGTCGTCGTCTTCTGCTATGGTTAGGGCTTCTTCTTGTGTATCTGCTTCAACTGTAATCTCTTCCCAGCTGGTGTATTCTCTTTGAACTTTGAACTCACGCATTTGCTACCTCTTTCTTTCTTACATTATAGTTGGACCCTACGACATTTTGGTCGTGGCCTTCAATGGTTTTTTGCCAGAGACTTAGGTTAGCCCTAGTCCTATCATTGTAAGGATCAATAAGCTTATGAAGGGTAGTCTCCTCATCAGAAATAATACTAAGTAATTGTTCCTCAGTAATGTCCCTTACCCAGTCATTCCACTCATCACCAACAAGGATCTTGTAGATACCTTCGTCATCTGCGAACCAGCCTACACCCTCATAGCATACAAGAGCCAGACCTTTGCGGGTATTAACAACAACAGAAGGAGCAACCCACTGCTCATCCTTATTCAATCCCAGTATACGTTTTGCTTTTTCTGTATCAATCATTTTTACGTTCATGGGTATAGTATAACGATACCCACCGACATTATCAATAGAATTCAGGAAAATTTTTTGCTTGTTCGTAATTGATTTTTATGATCTATTTATCTTATTATTGTAAAGCTGGGGTACCCCCAAAAATGGAGGGGAGCAGTTTAGACACATGCTCAGGTGTGGTTGGCTAGGCCGTTGCCAACTGAACAGCCTTGAAGATTCTATTCTTCTCGGCATTTACCATTGGGTCAAACCCTGAAGCAGAAGCAAGAATGGATTCATTGTTTCCACCTCTGGCAGAACGATACCAGTCTAGTCTTTCGGTTAGAGCGTTAGCAACACCCCAAGCGGTTCCTGCGATTGTGTTGTTGTAATCACCAACATAGATTCCGTTGATTAGGTCAATCTTGGATTCCCATTTCTTGACGGCACCCTTAGAATCTTTCTCAGGCTTTGGATACAATGCCAAAACAATTTCATCAAACTTATTCTTATCTACTTGAGTCTGAATCATCTTGTTAGCCATTACGCTAAACTCATCTAAGTAAGCATTAGCAAGACCAAGAGCCTCACGAGCAACCTGAATCTTTCCCTCTGCTGTCTGTGTGTGTCTAATCTTGAAAGACTGCTTTACAGAACCATTTCTGCCACGCTGTCCAAGAGCAAGGTTTAGAGTGTTAGCACATACAACACGAACAGGTGTAATGCTTGCCTGAATAGCGATAGAGCCGTCATGGCTAGTGTTCACTAGAAGATAGCTGTTTACCTTATCAGACACTCCGTTAGGGTCTAGGATAGTCTGGCGCTCAAGAGCAAGAGAGCCGAATACAACACGACCGCCCTTGATTGAACCAGCTGTTTCCCAACGTCCTCCGTTGTCTAGCAAGGTGTCAGCAAAATCAAATAGTTCCTCATTCTGAAGCGGAACATAACGCTCACCAACAACACCAAGAACATCCTTGTTGCCCTTAGTGAATGGGTTATCACGAACCACAAAAGAATAGCTCTTGTCTGAATCCATGTCAGCTGGAATCTCTACATCTTCCAAGCGAACATTCCAATTGTTTAGCTTAGCTTTCTTCAGCATCTCGGCTGTTGATACTTCCTCAGTGAATACTGTGCCCAAACCATGCCAAGCTGGTTCACGCAAGGAAGCAAAAGCGGTTTCTCCGTTTACTGATTCTAGCAAGTGTGCCATGTGTGTTTCCTTTCTTAGTGTTTTATTAGATAAGACCATTTTACATCTACCCACCGACATTTGTCAACCCATTTTGGGAAACATTTTTTAGTCTTCGTAAACTGATCCTGGGGCTTGACATCCAGGTAAAAATGGGGTACCCCCAGAAGGAGGACAGTTTTACGTCATGTCCAGGACGGTCAACCTAATCGAAAGGAAGTAAGATTAGGCCAACATGCTTACGCTGTTGCCAGCTCACCCATTGCGGACAAGTATTCCTCATCCGTTGGCAGATTGTCTAAATCATACACAGCGACGATGTCATTGTAGTTGCTAGTAAACTTATTAGTGCTAAAGTCTATCTCATAGATACCCTCGCAAAACAAACTGTCATTAGCAAACTCTGTGTTGTCTACGGTTTTGATAGGAGCGGTAGCGTTAGCAACTACTGCTAGGATACCAATACCAGTATCTCTGTGCAAACCAGGGTATGCATTCAAGAAATCTTTATTCTCCCAGTCAGTAGTTTCAAACTGCTTATACAGCTGGTCCACTTCCTCATCTCCAACAAACTGAACAAGGTCCAGCTTAGCGGATAACAGCTGTTGGTTGTATTCATCTCTCAAAAACTTTAGCGCTTCAATACCTGAATAGCTTGGGTATCCATCCCATTGTCCATACTGCGCAATCTTGGTAGTGCCCTGCAAATCTTTTACTACTGTTAGGTTTCTAGTTCCCATTTGTTTTCCTTTTCTTTAGTCTATTGTTTCGTTTTCAATTATCTCATAGTCAGCCCAAGAACGCAATCTATCTCCACGCATTAGGTCCATC